AAGACTTAGATTTTGCAAATTCAGTAAAATTCCTCCATTCATCCTCAGACATATTCATCTTTTGTTTGAATTGAGCCTCTTTAGCCATTTTTGCATTTTCTTGCTTTTGACTTTGTAAGACATTAGAAAGACGACGTTGGACTACTCCATCAATCGTTGCTCCTAATACTTTTGCAGAATCAGAATCGGGTTTGCCGAAAGCCTCTTCAGCATCGAAAACAAAATCTTCATCTAGATTTAATTGTTGATTCAATGTTTCAGGGGTCTGGCCTCCACCCTCAAAGTAATTTCTAACATGAGAAATTAAATTAGGGTCTTCTCGCATAGCATCTAGTATAGGCATATAAGGTTCTAATTCTTTTAACTTAGAATTAAGTCTTTTTGCTTCTCTACTAGAATCACTATACCTTTTTTGTAAAGTATCCAAATTATTATCTGATACTTCATTCTGAACTTCTACATTAGGGCTCGTCTGCGTGTTACCGCTTTGTTCCGAGGTTGGTTGCGAAGGTTCTAATATGCCACCATTGACTTGATTATCTAAAGATTCAAAGAAATCATTAGACGACATTCCCATGACAGCATCTTGTACGCTTTTACTTTCGGGGGCCTGATTGGCGTTACCTACTTGTTCTGACATACTTTCTCCTATTTTAAGGTTGTTTTAATTTAGCAGTTATAAAATCTAAAATGCAAGTGCTAAGATTGCTCGTTATCACGCACATCTTCTCTCGTTGATTTCATATCAGACTGCATTTGATCTCTCATTTTCTGAAACTCAACTTTTAACATTCCTCTAAGAAGTTTTTGTTGTGCTTCAGTTTGGAGAACATCTTTTCGTATTTCGTTGTTAGCATCTCCTACTTTCATCTTAATACCTGCTTGTACTAATTGACGTTGTAGTGTTTCTATTGTACCATCTCTTTCTTTTACTAATTCTTGTGCAGATTGTAATTGACCTTGCATTTGTGAAAGCATAGATTTTCTTTCAATAATTTTTTCTTTGTTTCTTATATCTGTTTCTGATAACATAGCAATATCATCAATTAGTCCAGATTGATACCACCTAAAGTATTCTTCTAATAATGCCCATCTATTTAATGGTAGAGTTGCGCCAGCAATAATTCTTACATCAAATCTTGCAGTTGCATAATCTTTATATTTACCTATTGCTTTTCCATAGTCATTATATAGATTTACATTGATTCTTACTTCTTTTTCTTTTTGATCTCCACCTTCAGGTTGAACAATCCTAAATACTTTTTCTATCGTATAATGTTTTTGAGCCATCATTTTAAACACACGACCTACATGCTCTAAAGCTGGTTCAGCAATACTATTCATCCATGCTTTTAATCTTCTTGTTCCAAATTCATCATTTGCAAGTAATCCTCTATATGTTTCCGCTTGATCTTGAGAGAATCCCATCATTGCAGAAGGTACACCACTAATGTACTCTGCATCTGTTTTGCCTTGTTGAACAACTGTAAAAAAAGCATTGTTAATAGGTGCTGGTTGTATTGGTGTGGGAGGGGAAAATCCTTGTCTATATTTTAGCAATGCGCCTGGTGCTGAAGAATACTTTTCCCATTCATCTTCAGGTACAGACCCTTCTTCGTACATCCATCTAAGATTAGAAGAAAGATTTGCATTATGTAACATTATTTGATGTGCTTTATTTATTTCTTGTTGTTTACCTATTAATGGAGTTACAGCACTCATAGCATAAGGTGTTCCTGTGTACATATAAGGAATAGGAACTATTGGATATTCACTAATAGGTATTGTTTGTTCAAATAAAAATGTATCATCTCCTACACTACAAGTTTTAATTATTCTATTTTCATAAAACTCTACAGAATCAACTATATTTTTTTTAAAGTTTTTATCTTGTTCAAATTGTAAAAATTGTGCTTCGGACATTACTTGTTCTTTGATAATAGTAGCTTCTTCTCTTGCTTGAGATATAAGTTCCATTTCTCTTTCTTGAATACCTTGAGCAGCCATCTTTTGAGAGTTTTCTATCATTAATCTCCCTCTCTCTGGAATTACTTCTCCCGATTGAACCTGTTGTTCTATTTGTAATTGTTTTTCTATTAATTGGACTTCTATCTCTTGTTTATATGCTTCTAATTGATCTTGAACTTGTTCTTTTAACATTAAAAGTTCTGATTCTGTAGGTTCAACTTTTATATAAACATTTCTGTATTTAAATTTTTTCTTACTATATGTTTCATAATATGGAAGTATATCCTCATCTTCAGCATCCATATTTACACCATATGTTAAATCTTCAGGTTGAATACTATCTGTAAACTCTGCATCTCTTTGAGAGTATGAAACAACATCGCTTCCTTTAGTTACTTTTTTTATTTTAGTTTCAAATTGAGGTAACATATTGATTAATCTTGCTCTAGATATATTCTTTCGTATTTGAATAAATGTTGCATCTCTAAATAAAAAATCTCTACTAGCAGGATCTACAAATACATCGTAAGGATCAATCCTATTAAATCTAACTTCGCCCATTCCTCTGTCTGCATCTTTATCAATATCTATAAGAAAAAAACCTAATCCTTTTGTAAGCGAATCTAAAACAACTTGACTATATAAAGATTTGCCATTAGATAGATACCAACAATAATCTGCTATATCTGAATGGACTTGAGCTACATCAGCATCATCACCAGTTGCTCCTACAGCTTTCCATTTAGGATTATTCGCAGTAACAAAGTATTTCATTATTTCTATAATAGGAGTTATTCTATTTATAGTAAATGTTGGCATACCAGATTCTTCTAACATAGTTTGTTCATCTTTAGTCAATTGTTCATTAAGGTAAAAGTCGTAACCTTTTTGACTAACTGTCTGCCATCTTTGTCTATGAGAGTTATTTGCCTTATCCCATATTTGTTTATTTATTTGTGCTTTAGATTTTTTTGTTACTCTTGGCATTTTAATCCCTTATCTCTACATGAACTAAGTCATCAAAATTATTATCGTGTATATCCCCATCACTATCCCAGTCGCCGCCCCAACGAATCTTTAATCCCATTGCTTTACCAAGACCTCTTAACATTCCACCCATATAGTGAAACATTTCTCTATCATCCCAATTAATCGGGTAAGGAGCGAGATCAACAGCTTTTCCTTGTATGTGTTTGGAATACTTAGTTTTAGTTTTCCCTTGTGCTAATAATTCCTGTTGCCGCTCCTTACTCCTCAGTCCTTCAATAATAGTAACATCCATAATTTTAATAAGTTCATTTAAAACATTAACAAGTCTAGGATCTACACCTTTTAATCTTTGCCTACTTCTCTTACCAAATTTATACATTAATATCTCTTTTTAGATTTAGGTTTAGATTTTTTTGATGCTTTTTTTTTGGTCATTGATTTTTTACCATATTTCATTTTATACTCCTTTTAAGACACTAACCAACTTTTTGCTTTTCTTTTTGGTTTAAACCAACTTCTTTTTTCTTTATCCTTTTTCATGTTTGGAGGAAAAGAATGTATTTGTGCGTAATAAAGGCTCTCAATTGTATCATCGTGAGCCATTTTAGGGCCGAAAGTAAGTATTTCGTTAATTAAATCAAACATATTTCTTCGTAAATGTACTGTTCCTGTACTAAAACGAGCCGAAAGTCCAGAATATATGCGATTTCTTTTCTGTGTTCCGCCAGGTTTTTGTGGAATAACAGATATATCAAATTTATTTAATCGTCTTCTTTCATCATTTAATGCTTGAAATATACTTCTATTCATTGCAACGTCTTCTACAGTAGATGACATACAATTATATTTTTGATGAAGTTCTAGGATTATATCCACAACTCCTTTCTTTCCAAACAATTCACCAGTCTCAGGATTCTTAGATCCAATCGTAGGAATACTTCTATGCCTTTCATATTCTAATACATATAGTTCATTATTTGCATCTATTCCTATAACTGTTATTACAGAAAAGTCACTATGTTTTGTATCAATATCTGTTGCTGGGTCGCAACCAATGAATGTATTAATAGGAATATCAGACCCATCTTTAACAATGTAATTAACGCCATCTTCATGTTTAAAATACCCTTCCCAATATCTTATATGTTCTCTTCTCCATATTGCATCTTCTTCAGATTGTACTTCCATCATATATTCTTGATAAAATTTTTGAGGTTGTCCTGAATCAGAATAAAACTTTTTCTTTTCTTGTATTTTAGAATATGGAAACCATCCTTCCCATAATGGAGTTTTTTCATCTATTAATGCTTTATATGTAATTACTTTCCAAGCAAATTCTTTTTTATCTTTTTTAGATTTAGCATATTTATTTAATAAGTTATTTATAAAAGAATCATAATGAACAGGAGTACCATTAACCCTAAGACGACCAGTGTGGGGTTCAATAGCAGGGTACACAACAGCGGTAACAAGGTTAGCATTTTTGTCTCTAGCTTCTTTAGTGATTGTATTTGCTTCGTGTTCAAAGTCGTCAAGTACGATGAGGTCGTATCTTTTGTGTAGTTTTGCACCTCCTCTAATTCCTGCGACATTGCTTTTACTAATAAGTTTACATCCATTGGAAAGTTCTATGTCCTCTTCTGTCCACTTTCGACCTTTCATTTGCCCAAAGTAATATTTAATTGAATCATTATTTTCTAAGTGATATTTAATATAATCCATATTACCTACACTTAATTTTTGGGTAGCGGATACCCATGCATAAAATAAAAAGTTTTCTTTTTTAGCAAAAACAAAATCTTTAATAATAGATGCTTTTGTTAAAACTGTTTTGCCATGTCCTCTAGGTACAATAATTGCAGTTTGCTTTACATTTCTATCATCTATCGCATCTGCTATTTCGTAATGAAAGAATGGAGTTTCACTACGCATAAAGTCATCTGGTAAAAATAACTTACCAAACGATATAAGATCTTTATATGCTAATTGTAATGCTTCTTCAGCTTTGTTTACGTTCCGTTTGTTTATATTTGTCATCTAAATACTTTTCTAACTTTTTAGCTTGTTTTGTCATATCTACAAAATCATTAAATACAACTTCAAATCTTTGTAATCTATCTGCTATAAAAAGAATTGTTTTTTGCAAATCATTTATTTTTCTTTTTAAATCATGTTTTGTTAAAGGTTTTTTAGATTTCATGTTGTCTCCATTTTTTCAGGTATAGGTAACATTTCTATTATTTTTCTCATTCTTAATATATTTGTATATGTTTTAGAAGACATACTATAAAGATTAAATTCTTTTCTGACTTTACTATTTAAATTTTTAAGCATTATAATAGCTTCATCTAATTCCATTTTATCTGGAACATTATCTAAAAAATGTTTACTATCTCTTTTTTGCATAGTCTTCTCTCAAGTATGTTAAGTATTTACATGCTGTTTCTGGATTAAATATTGTTGTAATTAATCTATTGTCATCGTCTTCATATCTAGGATCTATAATTGTAACAGGACAATTAAATATATTTTTATCATCTAATCCTAATTTATCTGCATAACTATCCATAATCTTAAACGATGCTACTTGCAATGCATGGCTAATTAATCCACTAGAAGGACTTTTAACAACTTGGTATCCAGATACATGAGTATGTCCACAAGTAAGCACATGATCACTCCATCCCATCTGAGCTGCTTTTGCTACGCCATGAGCAGTATTCCAAATACTATTTCCTTTAAATGTGTGCCTAGCATTAACTCGTATCTCTTTACCACTAGGGAATACAAGTCTCATCCTTGCTCCCCACTTTTCATATAGACCTTGATGATCTCTCATAATAAAATCTAATGGATCACCATCACCTGACCAAACATCGTGATTTCCTGCTACTAAGTATAACCAATTTAATTTATTTACAAAGTATTCAGTAAGTCTCCATGATTCTTTAGCACTTGTAGATTGTTGCCCATACAATGCAGATAATCTTCCTATCCAATTATTTTGTATATCACCAAGATTACCAGCAAACATTCCTTTTGTGTTATTAATTAAAGTCATGTAGTGAATAATTTGAGATAAGTCTGTACCATCATCATCTACATGAGGATCACCAAAATGTGCAATTCCTATTGGCCCATCTATGTTTATGTCAATTCTTACAAGTTTTCTATTTTCCTTAGATGTCTTTTTTTGTTTGTATTGTTTTTTTCTAAACTCAATAAGTTCTTCTATTGGTATAGACTCTGGATCTCTCTCTTCTACTTTAAATGGACTTTTTTCTAATATAGTAGGTCTAACTGTTTTTTTACCGCATGCCATACATTTCCATTGTTGTTTTTTAGAATTAGCTCTATATAAAAATCCACTTTTATGTATATTTCTAGAACCACAATGAGAACAACATATAATATTTCCATCGTTGTCTTTTACAATTCCTTGAGTTACTCCCATTCTATTCCTCAGATCTTATTTGTTTTGTTTCAATAGGTAATTTGTTTCTTTTTGCACCTTCTAATTGTTCAGGAGAAAATCCTTCAAACATACCTATTAATCCTACTTCTTTTTGTTTTATAGTATTATTAGATGTACCTATGACTTTACCTAATTCTTTTGTTGATTGTAATATAATATTATCGTCTTCACTATAATCTGCAAGATGTTTTAATTTACTAAGAATATACTCATGATCTATCCCTAATCCTTTTGCGACATCTAATACAGACTTTTGTATTTCTTCCATGACTCTTTCCTGTTTTAAAAGTACGGTTGCTTTTTTTCTTGCTTTTTGTTCTGAGACTTCTTTGTAAGCATTTTTATATGCTTCTACAGCTCCCATTCCTATTACTACGTTTGTAGCAAATTGTTTTTCTTTATTTGTAACTTTTTTTCTATTACGAAAATTATCCGCAGTATTTTTTATTTTTGTAGAAAATGTATATCTATTAGGATGATTACTAAAATCTGTATCCATTTTTGTACTAGGTTTATTAATAAAACTACCTACTATAGTTCGTACCCATCCATTTGCGTAATTATAATTTTTTGTATCTGAATGATGATTAACATTTGTTTTAACTTTTAACAATTGTACAATTCTATCATCATCACTTAAAACCCAATCACCTTCTTTAGCTTTTCGCCAATCTGGATGCACTATTGTATTTGGATATGTCTCTCTAAATTCATCTATGTCTTCATAGACATAATGTTCTATATTTTTAATTTTTCTTTTTTCTGCCATTTAAATTGATGCTCAGTTAATAACATAACTTGAGTAGATAAACTATCTATTAATTCGTCTACTTCTCTAGGTATTAAATATACTTTGTTGTCTATTTCTACAGGAACTAAATCCTGTGATAATTTACTTAGTATTTTTTCTTGTTCAGAGATTGATAAGTTTGATAAACCTTCTATTACTTCAGACATTTTAATTACACCTTTTATTTATCCCGACCCAACCACCCATTAATTTAAACTATTATGCAAACTAATACAAGTAGTTACC